CTATACTTTAACCAAGTTTTTTTTATAATTTCTGATTGTTTTTCAGAAAGTGAAAACTGATGTGATAAAAGTGTATTAAAGAAACTATCTTCCCATTCATTCAAATAAGTTTTAACCATACTATACTGGAGTTCTAATTTATTTGTTTGCTCAGGTGTTCTAATTGTTTTCTTAGATTTAACAGATGCTTGTTTCTGCTGTTTCTGGATTGTTATTTGTTGCTTTAACTCAGCATTTTTAGCATAAGCATCATAAGCATCTTTGCGTTCCAATGTATTATATTGTGAACCAAAACTTCCTGTTTTCTTCCAATCACTATTCCAGTTAATTGGTTTGAATTTACTGAATCTATCTTTAGGCATAACTAATTAATTAATATTCGGTAATATAATAATCAAGTGTCAAAAAACCAAATTAAATAATAAAAAAGAAACATAATGATAGCCCAGGTAAAAAACCCGTAGCTTAACCTGACAATATCAGTTTTACAATGTTGCTGATTATTCTTGTAGCCTGGTCGCTAATTTATATAGATACCGCCTCAGGCTCTATATAATACGGCGGGTAATTTCATTAATCCCTATTACTACAATATTCCAGAACATCTAACGGAGACCTTATTATATATAAGTTCAGCACTCCGGACATTGAGGGAGAGGTACTGAGTTAGCTCGGCATTACCTCCTACGCGTCGCACTCTCTCTATCGTTTCAGGTTATTGCCCATTAGAATAACCTTATGTCATCAATAAATATAATGATAAAAGTCAGGACAGCCAAATTAAAATAAAAAAAAGGAAAATAATTTTAATTAGGAACATTCAGAAATTGTATTTATATTCGACATATGAAAACAATATTTAGTAATGAGGAAAAAGCGAAGATTTTCCACGACTTTTTAGGTGAGCGCTTTAAGTCTTTTGAGATAGCATCTCCAGATACAGCACCAATTTCTTTTGTGGCGAAAGATCATGAGGATAAGGAATATTACATTTATCTTAATGTAGCTAAAGAATTATCTATTAAGGATAATAATAGAGATCAAACTGGGATAATGATAGAAAACGCGCACTTTTATCATTTATACGGAATGGTAAGCCAAGGTATGAATGTATTCTATATGGAATGCTTTAATGATGGTTGGATGTTATTTTATTTGAATGATTGTTGTGATCCTGCTCAATTAAATGTATTGCCTGAACAAACATTAATTGGTGTAGCATCTGCTTTACACATAGAAAAACCAACAACAAGAATTGATGCTGGTAATGGAACATATACTCAAGTAACATCAACATATAAACAACCTACAGTCATACAAGGTTCACCAATATTAGGTAGAAAACCTAAAAATCGAGTTAGTAAAAGTAAAAAATAAAAGTTATTTGCCCTGACGATTGTAGGGCTTAGTAGGAGTTGCCTTTGGACCTTGTTGTTTAAAGGCTTTTCCTTTTTTCTTTGGCTTAGTTTTATATAAACTAACACCTATAGATTTAGTTGCTTTAGCCATTATTGAAATTTATAGCTTACTATAATTACACCAGCTGAACCACTAGTTCCAGGATTATTGAATGAGCTTCCTCCACCACCTGAACCATAGGGTCCAGCATTTAATAATATTGGATAAGCATCAGCTCCTCCACCTAAACCACCTAATCCACCATTAGCTCCACCACCACCCCCTCCATAATAACTAGAAGTTCCATTAATTGAGGATTGTAAACCATTACCACCATTACCACCTGAAGCACCACCATTTGCTCTAGCACCTGCTCCAGCTCCAGAAAAAAGTCCAGAGAATGTGCCTCCAACAAAATCAGCATTTGAACCACCTGGTCCACTTTCTAAACCTCCACCACCAGCGGTTGCTGTAATACTAAAGGCAGATGAACTACTACCAGAAACACCATTAAAATTTTGGGCACCTCCAGCACCACCAGCTCCAACTGTCATTACATAAGTAGTAACGCTTGGTGAGAAGCTACCTGTTCTAACAACTCCTGAGGCACCACCCGCACCAAAACGTGTTTCTGCTTTTCCACCAGAACCACCACCACCTCCACCTAAAATTAGATAATCTAAAGTATTATTTGGAGATGAACCAGCATCAGTAACTACAAAATTTGTATTACCAACTGAACTAAACGTATGTATTTTATAATCACCACTAGTAGTTATAGTACCACCTGAAGCACTTATAAAGCTAGCAGGAAGTGATGTTGAAATTGTTTTTACAAACGCGAATGGTGTAAACATATATTATACGAAGTTCTTAATGTTACTTAAATACAAATTAGTTGAATCAAATGATATAAATGTAATAATATCAGTTCCTGTAGTTGTAGTTGGTACATAAGCTGAACCACTTGTTTGTAATACTGATGATGGGAAACTTACTGTAGCCGAACCTGTTGTATTTACTCTAATGTTTACAGTTTGACCTGGTTGGATATTAGATGGGTTAATAAATGTGTTTGAACCTGATACTAATTGAACTGTAAAGAAATTACCTCTTGATAAATCAAGTGATGCTGTGTTTGAGCTAATTGATAAAGCACTTACATTACCTCTTACTGAACCAGTAAATACTGCTGAACCTGTAGTATTAAAGTTACGAACATAAGCTGTATTACTAGCTGCTGCTGTAATATTTGAACCACCTAAAATAACAGTATTTGTAAAATTACCAATTGTATTACCGTTTCCACCAATAATACCATTATAAGTGCCACTGGTATCTAATGTATTAGCCCTACCACCTACAATAGCACTATATGACCCTCTAGCCAAGTTGATTTCTCCTCCACCTATAAAATTCGCATCCCCAGCAGTAATTTGGTTATCAAATCCTCCTACCATTCCGTGCCTGTCACCAGCAGTAATTCTAGAGTTACCACCACCACCCACAAAACTATTAACCGCAGTAGCATTACCTAGATATCCTCCAACCACTGCTGAATTCGTGCCATTTGCTTGGTTATTTCCACCTGAGCCACCACCACCTATAACAGCACTATTAGCTCCTGTAGCTGTATTACCAGGTTGACCTGTTACTATTGAACCTGTTATTGTTAATGAACCAGTAATAACTGCTGAACCTGTGAATGGGAATGGACTGCTTGCTGGGGCAAATGAAGCTGAAACAGCATTTTGTGCTTGAGATGCTGATACTGCAAATGAGGCAGTACCTAATAATGAAGCAGTAACTGCTGAACCTGAAAATACTGTACCATTTATTTGTCCGTAGAATGTAGTACCTAAACCACCTCCAGCACCAAATAAAGCAACAACTCCTGCTGCATTATTTTGTATTTCAACTCCGTTTACAGCAGGTGCTTTAACGTGGTGTGTTACTATATCAGCACCGTTAACCATAACAATTGACCCAGTAATGTTAACTGAACCAGTTATTGTTTGATTACCTATAAACGTATTTGAACCTGTAGTTGCAAATGAACCTGTAGATACAGCAGAACCAGTTGCTACAGTAACATTAAATGTTGAGGCATCACCTTTTGTAAATGTAATTACGTTGTTAGTTGCTGAGGCAGTAGTTAATAATGATGCTGTTGATTGAGGTACAACATTTAAAGCAAATGAGGCGGTTGTAGCAAATGATGCTGATGTAGCATTATCTGCTCGTGATGAGGTAATTGCTAAACTACCTGTTATAGTGTTTCCTAAGCCATCTTGTAATTCACTACCACTTATTTGTGTTAGAAATTGATACGATTGGCTAATGAATAAAGTGGATAAATTACGTCCCATGTTATATATTAAAAGTTAGATACATTGTTTTGATACGACCTGTAAGGGTATTGTGGAAATTGTGGATAACGTGAATCATAAATTGGTAAACCACATTCACGTGCTTGTCCAGCGTGAAAACCTCTACCATTGCGTCTCATAACAATTGGTGACTTGTATTGAATTCCAAAGTCAGGATACATTTCTTGTAATTGAACGTTTCCATTTAATTCTGGAAATAAACCTTGGTTTTGAATTAAGTAATTTGTTAGGCGTTCCTCGTAGAATTCCTTTTTATTTTGAACAGATTGTCTTTTTCTGTTATAATAAGTGCCATCTACTTTCTCGCTGTTTTCACCACCTGTAGGCGATAACAAACCATTGTTACGAGGACGTAAATAAATGTCCTCAAGTGAATAATAGTAAGCAGCATATAACAAAGCATTTTGTATCCAATCTAATACTAATGTTTGATAGTTACCTGCTAATGTGTTGGTTTCAATTTTATCTAAAATAGTATTATATAATTTAGTTCCTAATACACGCTGTATTTCAATGTCCTGTGCCTCACGAACAGCATTCTTAAGTAATTTACTATCTACGTTATTGTTTATGTCAGTGAATTGACGTAGGTTTTCTTCACTGATTATGAATACATCAGTCATTGTTTTAATTATTAGTTATTATTGAGCTACAACAGTACCTTGTGGGTTATTAACTGTAATAGCTTGGATTGTACTTGCTGTAACAGCAGTAAATGTAGTTCCTCTAGGTAATACAAATCCAGATACACCAATTGATGAACCTGAAATAGTAAGGTTAGCATCAGCAGTAGCAGTAATTGAACTAAATGAACCTGTTACTACGCCTGAACCAGCAGGACCAAACATTGTAGCACCACTAAATGTTTTTGTTGTACTACCTGATATTGCTGTATATTGAGTGTTTAAGTTATAAGCATTATCATAGCTACCTGTTGCCCCGATTGAAAACAACAAACCAGTTGATGCTGAAACAGCACTTGTAATACCTTGTATTGCTGAATAATCAGTAGCACTATTTGCGGCTGAAGCACTAGCATTAAATACCGCAGAGGCAGTAGCTGTAAAGTTAGCAGCACTAGTATTGAATGGTACTGAATTAATAAAAATAGTATCTGCTGTATTTGTTTGAGCTGCTGAACCTGAATAGAATACAACTCTAACACCTTCTACCGAAAATGCTGTAATAGCTGCTTCTCTTAATGAGGCAGTTGCTGATGATGATACGTAAGTATCTGTGTAGCTACCTGAAACAAAAGCAATACTAAAATTAGTAGTTGCTGGAGTAGCTAATTGTCCTGTATTTGCGGGTGTGGTTCCGCTGATTACTGTGATTGGCATAGTTTTATATTTTTAATTTATTGGTTGTTCTTGTCCTGCTTGATTGATGTTAGGATTATTTAATCTGTCAGCACGTTCGATTTGTGCCTCAAGTAAATTATCTTCTCCTATTTCGCTTTCTTGTCCTGTAACCACATCAACAACTTCCTCACTATCACTATATAGGTTCAATTGCTGAATACCTAAAATATAGTCATCACCATAGTTGATTTTTAATATTTCATCAAAACAATCTAGGATTGCTTGTTGGAATGGCTTAATTACTGTGTTTGTAAACAGCAAATATGCCTCACTTGTTTCTGTTCTACCACCTAATTGTCCTTCGGTTTTAATACCTAACATCATAGGTGAGGTAATACGATGAGCAGTTAATATTTTCTGCGTTACTAAGTCGTTTATTGACGTATAGTATTCATCTGTTCCGTTTGAGGCGATAGGGGTTATGACTGGTGAATTTTCTGGACTATCAACGTCCATATAAATGAGCGAACCCGCATTTTCTGCTCCACCATATTGGTTACGAAGCATAATTTCGATTGCCTCTCTTTCCTCCTCGTTGGCATTAGTGAATGTAGTAATTGCTAATGAGGGAACAGCACCATTACTGATGTTGTTAAGGTGGAAAGTATCGATTTGAGCATCTAATTCTATTACTTTTAAAGCACCAACATAATCAGGCACAGGATAGTATTTCATACCTGGTCTGTAGTCATAGTAAACGTATAGTTGTGATGGTTCATCGGCTTTTTTCTGTGGATTATATACAGGTAAAAATGGGATGTCCTCTAATGATTGGTTAACATACGAGTTAATACCATTCCATTCGTCCCAAATGTAGTAACCTGGTACCTTGCCTCTAAAGTTTTTCTCTTTAGCACGCAAGTATGAAAAATCAATGTGGTATACTTCCGCTATTTTGGTTCTGTCCTTGCTCCAAATTACCTCTAAAGCAAATCCACCAAATAGTTTTAAGTCTTTAGCTACTTTTTTAAGCAAATCGTTCCATGATTCACCTTCTAAGTTAGCAAAATCTAATGTCTCGGGTTTATCACTTGTTAAACCATTGCCTACAATTGAATCAACTGTGGCATTGATACAAGTTCCGTGAATTGATGAGTAATTCATCAAATCAATTAATTTATTAGGAAAACCATTATCCGCACCAAAACTAATATAGAATTGATTTTTGCGTTCAATTAAACTAATACGTTTATTAGTATCATTGTTGCGTGGGATAGTTTTAAATGTATATTTTTGACTCATTTTTTATGGATAATTATAGGTAGTATACGTACCTCCGTTTGTCGGTAATAAATATGTGGTTGTATCTACTCCATTGCTACCTGAAATAAATGCACGTTCGGTTGATAGTAATTGTGTTTTAATAAAATCATTTGAACTATTCCAAGTTTGAGCAGTAGCGTTCCATAATGTATTTTGTGTTGCCCAAGTTAATAACTCAGGTGCTCCTGTAAATTGATAAATGTTAACATCATATTGTCCTGAGGCTGTTGGTAATGTAGAACCTGATACTTGAAATACTAACCAAGGATTAGTAGCACTTGGGGCATTAATTAAAGTAGCAATTACATCAGCCTTTTTAGAATAGTCATATGATTGGGTAAAATCAAGTAAAACCTGAGTTGTACCAAGTGATGCTGTTGCATCAGGGTAAACCGCACTTGAATTTGCTGTGGAAGAAACGTTTAGTTGAAGCATAGTTTACTTTCAACCAAGTAGGGGGTTAACACATTAGTGTAACCCCCATTTGGTTTGTTTTTTAAGATTAAGCGTATTGAGTAATGGTAATACCACTCAATGAACTTGTAAATGTAGTAGCTGAACCACTAACCTCACTTGCGGGGTTAGGCTCGTTTCCACTAAATACTAAGTTATATCCGTTTAAGTCGCTAAATGCTGTTCCTGTTTGAGAGGTACCACTTAACAACTGAGCACCGTTAACTTGTCCCATCAAGAACCAACGTGCGGCACCTGTTTCGCTACCGTTTTGTGTTTCGATGATGATTTTTAAGTTAGGGTTTTGAGCTAATACTCTTACTTGGTTACGAGTAGCTGTTTGCATTTTGAAGAACACGGCGTTTGCTGATTGATTGTAAACGATGGTTCCGTTTTCTGGAGTTGCTACTAATTCCTCTGAATAATTAGACGTTTGACGGAATAATTGGAATTGATAGAAAGTACCTGAACCTGAAATTGAGGTAATTAAACCTTGGCTTCCAGAAATGCTGCTAATCGAACCAGATAAAATATAAATTGCTTTTAATCCACCCGTGTTGTCACGACAACCGAGTTGAAATCCTGAGGTAATATCACATGGCATAATTTTATCTAGTTTTTAAATTGTTAAACAAATTATTGAGCACTAACCCAGAACTCAGGGTAGGCAATGTTAACGCCTAATTTGGTAGAGATACGGTGACGTAATGTGTCTGTATTAATGTCATACCACAATTGGAATTCTGTAAAGTCACTCATCAAGTCAGTACCAGCAACGATTTGCTTGGCAGGACCGAAGAATATACGATTGAAACCTTGTAAACCAACTGTACCAACTACGGTTACGTTAGGTTGGAATGGGTATTTCATTTCATATAAACCAGGACGATTAGTTACTGAAGCTGGATCAAAGTAGAAATTGTTAGCTAAACGCAAAGCAGTCAAGTAGTTACGGAATAAAGTAACTGACATGAAGAACGTTAAGTCATCACGATCAGCAACATCCGCGCTTGAGGTAGCAATCATAGTGTCCATAGTGGTCAAAATGTTTGAAGCTGAGCTAGAAGCAGCGTTAATTAATACTGGAACAACACCTGCAGTTGAAGAACTGATGATAGTAGCCAAACCGTTTACAGCACAAGTTCCACCGAATGTAGAGGCTGAACCTGATACTTGACCCCAAATGAATTGGTCATTTGCTTTTTGGAATTGGTTTACTAACAACTCACTGTATTGAGTAGCTAATGCGAAAGTTTCGTTGTATGAACCTGGAGCCAAAGCAGAGATACCTAAGTATTTCTTGTCTAAGTCTTTCAAGCACAATGCGTCGAATGAAGTACGAGGGCAAACCTCGATAGTACGTTGAGTAAAGGTAGCTGAACCA